ACACTCCGGGTCGTCGCCGTCACGGAACGGCATTTTCGTCCAAATGTCCTTTGCCAGCACCAGACAACCGTGTTCGTCTGCATCCAGCTTCACAAACTCTTTGCCCAGCGCCTTGAAGATGCCGCCATTTTTCACATTGCCCAAAGTTGTGCTTTTCAAAATCTTGCTCATGGTCGTTTTCCTTTCCTGTTATTCCTGTTTGTTTTCAACCTGCGCGGCTTTCTCTGCAGTTTCCTGTGCAATCACGTCCTGCAAATCGTCATGCATTTTTTTGACGATATTTTGCTGCCGTCTGGACATCAGTTCCGCGATGATCTCGTCCAGATCATCCGCCACATCGTCCTTGATGTTCATAGGCGCTATCAACGCCCGAAGGATCATGCCGTCTTTTACGGCATAGATGAACCTGCAGTCCTGATTGGCAGGACGCACACAAATTTGTGCAAACTCCTTGTTCAGTTCACCTTCCACCGGTTTCAGCAACTCCGACCGGATGAAACCAACACTGCCATCAGGATTTCGCAACGCGATAAGTTCTTCTCCGTTGACCGCGATCCGGGTTTTGATTTCAGAGGTATTTCCTTCATGTTCCGGTTCATCGTCCCACTTTACACCGTACAGTTTCCCGTCGATTGTGTATTCTTCGTGATAGAAGATGTTTTTCATCTTCTTCTGCGGAATACCCAGCATAGCGCCAAGCTCTCCCGCATCCTGCGTTCTGGGGTAGCCGTCCATGCAGTAGAACGCACTTCCCGTGCCAACAAAAATCCTGCCTCCGTTGTTGATTACCTCACAATGACCGCAGCTTTTAATCTGGGCAGCCAGTGCAGAAAGTTTCATCTTTTGACCACCTCCACGTCCGGTTTTTCCGTTTCACTAAACCTCGGATAAAAGGTCATTGCGCACATCCGTGCCTCACGGAGTGCTGCATCTGAGCTTTTTGCGTCCAGCTTGTACGGTAGCTGCATCTTGTTTTTCGTGTAGCTGTCAATGCCGAACAGCATGATACTGAACTTTGCCATTTTCTGCTCCTTTCTGCTCATTTTCTTTCGGTGGGCACTTCCGGGCTTGAACCGGGCGGGGCCTATTCCCTATGCTCATATAAAAAGGAGCCGCCGCTCTGGGCGGCTCCAAAAGATCAGTTGATGCCGTTGATAATGGGGATGCTGTTACCGTCGCCAACATAGGCAGGCAGTTCACCGTTCCAGCGGGATTCCACGTCGGTGATCTTGTAGTATTCCAGCAGGTTGCTGTTCAGACTGTCGTTCAAGGCGCGGTTTGCTTCCGCCTTTTTCTCTGCAACGTACAACTCTGCGTCCGCTGCAACCTTAGACTTTTCCGCTTCCGCATTGGCTGCGATCAGGTCAGCGTCCGCCGTGGCCTGTGCTTCGACACGGCGCTTGTCGGCGTCAGTCTCGGCTTTTTCCTTTTCCTGCTGGGCCTTGACCTTTGCTTCCACCGCATCGGTAAAGGTATCAGTGAAGTCAAAATTGGTTACGCTGATATACTGCAGGTCGATGTTGTACTGTGCCAGTACTTCCCGCAGTTTCGTGTCCATCTGGGAAGCGACTGCATCCCGGTTAGAAATCAGGCTGCTTGCATCGTAGTGGGCAACTACAGCTTTCACCGTTTCAAGGACACGGGGAGTAATCAGGGTGTCCTCATACTTTTTGCCGACCTCTTTGTAGATGGTCATTGCATTTGCCTGATTGATCCGGTAGCCAACCGCCACACTGGTGGAGACTTCCTGAATGTCAGAACTGAACGCTGACAAGTCCATGCTCATTTCCTGAACACGGTTATCCATCTTCACGATGGACTGCCACGGGGCCTTGAACACCACACCTGCGTCCTTCGTGCCATCCTCGACTTTGCCAAAGGTTGTGACGATGCCGGTATAACCGGTAGGGACATAGGACACACAGGAAATGCCGATAAAAATGACGGCCACCACCGCCGGGATGATTGCAGCTCTTTTTGCATCATCCGAGAAAATCAGGATAGCCAGCGCGATCAGTACAAACAGTGCGCCGATAATAAAAAGAATCATGTTTCCTCAACTTTCGCTCATGCGTTTATGTACGGGCGAAAGCTGGATTAAATCGGATCGTGGTAAATAGGGACGCCACTTTGATAATCCCATTACAGGAAGCTCACCTGCCCCTCTGGATTCTTATTTTTCGTTTCGCGCGGCTTGTAGTCCTTTTCTTCGTTCAGGACATCAACCGGATTAAATTCAAACTGCTTGCAGCGGTTCGGGCTGACAATTTTCTTTTTATCCCGGATTTCTTTTCTTGCTTCACAGTAAATTAGATCGTCGTCCTGCAGGGACGCCAGTGAACAATATCTGCAATACTGGGTCATTTCACAGCTCCAATGCGTCGATAATCTCCGCTACCATATCATTTAGAAAAGCAGCAAGCCTACGCAGAAGTGACCTTTTGGGCTGGTTGTCGTTCGGCTTGCGGCTGTCGTTCTCAATTTCAATTCCGACAACATAGTTATTGTCTCCGACAACCGTTTGCTGGATTTGAATTGCATTATTTCCTGCCTTTTGAGACTGCTTCACATCCATACTTCGTCCCTCTCGTATTGATCTTTCAGGGCAAAGTAAGTATCGAAAATGAGCTTGTGCCCCGTCCCGGACGTTTCATGCTCGACCACTTCCCTGACGGGTAAAGTCACCCTTTCGCCAAATCGTCCCTTGAAAATTCTCATTTCAAGCGATCCATCCCGGATGTTTCGCATATATTCAAACCCATACCCATCCTTCTGGGCCTCTGCTGCAACTTCTTCCAGCGCTCTTTTTATCTTCAGCGCTCACCCTCCAAGCGTCGGATCAGGGCATTCCCATTTGTAGTCCTTAAATTTGATTCTCCGGTTCGTGACAAGTCTGCCCTCCACGATCTCAATTTCCCTGTTGAACTCCAAACCCATTTCATATCCATACACGCGGAAATCCACATTGTACTTTTTGGACATTTCAATGTAGGGCGTTTCATCAACGTTCCATGCTGCTTTCATGCTTACAACAAGGATCGGCTTTTCATCTTCTCTGTAAGAATCCCCGTAGACCCCCTTTTCAACAAAGTTTCTTTTCGTTCCTTCGATATAAGCGTCCTCGATCGTATCCAAACGCATCTCGCGGGCTTTCGGATCATGTTCAAATACGACAGCGTCATCTACAAGTTCATCTTCGTATGAGCCATCTCTAAACCACTTTGTGAAGTAGCAGTGCAGGCATTCTTCCACCCACCGCTTAATATCTTCCGGCTTTCCGCGGATTTTAAGTTTTCCTTTTACCCAGTTCGCCATAGTTTATTCCTCCTTCAAAACCCATACTCTATGATTTCCACAGCCGTTCCACTTCTCGGCATTCTCGTGAGTGTCCACAGCTACATCAAGGTGTTTTCCCTGAATGGCGGCTCCTTTGTCCTGCACAATGCGGATTCCTACGCCCTCAATGTACAGAACCGTTCCATACGGAAAGATGGACGTGTCCGCTGCCACAGTGACGCCTGCCTGTATAGGCTGGCCGCTGGCCGTAATTCCGTGTCCTTCTCCGCAGATATGTTCGTACTGTTCTGTGCAATATGCCGTACAGAAAAATGTACCTGCCTCTGTCAGCTCGATTTTCCTGTCCGCTGTTTCATCAAGGCGAATTTGCAGAGAATCAATAACTTCTTCGTCCTCTACAGCCCGGTCAAGCCAGTTCTGGGCACGGCTTGCGTAAATATCCCGCTGGGTCTCAAGGTCTGCAATACGGCCTTTCAGTACGCCGACCTTTGCGCTGTTGACGATCTCAGCCGCGAAGAACAGCACCAGAATTGCTTTCATTTTCCGTGTCATTTCCAAACCACCTTTTTGTTACTGCAATTGGAAATTCTTCAATTTCAGACGCCCACACTGCTGTACCTGCTCCATATGCCGTCTCCCACACAAGCGGGAAACCGCCAATTCCATCAAACAGGCTTCCCAGTGTTGGCTTATCTTTCAGGTATGGCCGCATCTTCTGGGCAATCCAGAACCACTGCGGAAGGGCAATGCTGTTTCCCAGTGCCTTATAGCGCGGCGTATCTGCCGGTTTATGCTTTTTCCCTTTGGTGTCCGTCCATTCCCCGATGTCTGTCCATCCGTCCGGGTATCCCTGCAGGCGCTCACATTCCGTCGGGGTCAATCTTCGGACGATCCAGCGCACGACACGTTCCGCCACAAGGCATTCCCCACCGTTTCCGATATTTCCCGTTTTCGCTTTCAGTGTTGCACTGCTGTCGCTTTCCTTGTATGTAGAGAAAGTCTGCTCGCTATAGGTTTTTCTTTCAGCAACCTGCGGCCCCGCTGTCGTCCCGGTATTCTTGCAACTCAAGGCTGCCGCCTTGCTTCCGGTAACAGCTCCGTTGTACAGATCGACCGCAATAGCCGTATAGTCTGTGACGCGGCTCTCATGATCCCCGGTAATGGTCGGAACTGTCTTACCGTTGCCATTTCCACGAGCGTCAAAGACGATTGGCTGGAAAAGGGTCTGGTCTTGAAGCGTCGAGAGCGTTCCCGTCTTTTCTGTCTGCACCAGTGCGCCTTTCCCGCCTCCTGCACATCCCGAACGGATTTTCAGGGTGTAGGCTGCCTCCCCTGCCACCACTCGATCATGTCCAGCAGGGCAGTTTTGAGTAAATCCGGTAACGCTTTGCCACGTCGGGATGCTCTTGTCAGGATTCCCTGACAGGCCCGTGCGCTCAAAAAGTATCTCTGCGGCACATTGACCTCT